ATGAGGCTGATTTCTTTGGACTAGTTCAGGTTGGCGTATTTAGGGATAATGAAATAAAGCTGGAGGAGTTTAGCAAAATTCTACAGCTAATGTGCACTGAATTATTCACCGTTGATAGGGTAAAAGTAGCACTGGAGATGAATTTCAAGGGCGAGCTTTTATACGATAAGCTTATGCAGAGAGATGATTTCTTTGATGAGATGTTCTTATTCACTAAACATACGGAGAGTGCAAGAGTGCTAAAACCTGGTATAAAATACAACGAAAAAAATAAAATGAAATATTGTGAGATGCTAAGAAGCCTCATAAAAGCGGATCGTATATTAATTAATGAAAAGAAATGGACCGTTCCTGAACTTTTTACTTTCGGTTTAAATAATAGGGGCACGTACTCGAGTCAGAGCGGGCACGATGATGTTGCTATGACTTTGGTCAATCTCCCAGGACTATTTGATGGTTACGACTTTAATCAGATAGTGGGTGATGTTTTTGATGAGCTTGAAGACAGTACTTATAAGAATGCTATAATCAGAAAGCTAGAGGGTGGACAGGGTCTGGATGAAGATTCAAGAGGACCCGTTACCAAGGACGGTAAAAGCTACGGTGATTTCAGTAAACTAATGTAACACACCATTTTTAATATTCCTCTTCAATAATTCTTAATTCTTTTTTGATATATAGTCTAGAAGCAAAAATATCTTGAAAAATAATGGCAAATAAGGTAAAAATAGACTACTCGCAGTTTAGAGCGTCTGGAGTTTATACGTTGGAATTCGACGCATCGCAAAATGTAATTCTAACATCGCAAACTATTAGATTAGTGGTTGGATTCTCTAATAAGGGACCTTTCAATACACCGGTTTATATTCCTGACGTAACAACACTAATATCTATTTTTGGTGACGTAGACAGATCACTAGAAAATAAAGGTTCCTTCTTTCAGAGATCGATACTAACTTGTTTAAATACGGGTCCAGTTTTTGGATTGAATCTTTTAAGATTAAATGACGACGTGGAAACAGCAAATCCGGATAAGGTTACATACCAAGCATACTCTGTTGACACGGAGGAAGCTAATGGAGTTGTAACATCCAGACTTTACTCCTCTTATTACAATAAGGAGAGATTTTGGTTCGCAGATCCTAATTACTTCCTTGCAACACTAAGCGTTGCTGACCAGGGTAAATTATTCAGTCTTACTAATCTAGGTAAATCACCAATGAGTATCATCACTAGAAAATCTACGGATTCTTCTAAACCTCTTAAAGGTTATGATATATTCGCAATAGATTGGTACGGAGCTAATAATGTACCTACTTTTATGCACCCTTATGATTACATCTCTGATTACTTTATTGATGTAATTGCAGTTTATGGAAACTGGACAAATTATCAGGCATTAGCATTAGATCCCTATTATAGTAAATACTTTACTAACAATGGATTTATTAAAAGTAAGATAGACGCATTTCTTGCTGAACCTAATGTTTCCATAGTTACTTCTGTTACTGGATGTATCATACCTGACTTTGTTGATCTTAATGGAATTAATCAATACATACAAACACTAGTTAATAATAACACACCTTCAAGCGGTTTATTCTGTGCGATTGATGAAGTTGCATTCGATTCAATTTGTGATAACTCTTCTAAAATAGATTTAGTTGGTAATCACTTAATTGATGAATTAACTGGCGATAGAGACCTTGTAACTCCTAGCATTAATTTCTTAAGTTATGATCAGGTACTAGTTGCTGACTACTTATACTCACAAAATGTTGTTGGTGTAACTGGAGCAACTGGATTTGTTAGCCCTACCGGTGGTATAGTTTATGCTAAAGGTCTTAATGTTGGTACTCTTTTCACTCTTACTGAAGCCGGTGTTACTGCTGGTGTAATAAACAGTTCTTTTGCGGCTTACGATCCTACTGCATTTGATGGTGGATTACATTATCTTCAAACATTAGGTCTAACTGGTGCCACTGGTGGATTTAATAACGCTATACAAAAGGATTCTTTAAAAAGCTTCGTATCTGTTACATCATCTAACGATGAAAAATTTATAATTGGTGTAGTTTCTGGATATACAGGAGGTTTAACGGGGGCATTAATAAACCAATTCTCTGAAGCTTCTCTTGTTAAATTAAAAGTTACCGGAACTAAAGAAGTTTCGGGAGAATTAAGAATATTCTTTACACACCCTCTCGATAATGCTTTCTATAGGGGACAAGGTATATCTGTTGGTCCTACATATAACCTAACGTCATATAATACTGGTGCATCGGGAAGTAATAAACCATTCTATACGGATGCTTATCAATTTGGTAACTCCGATTATACCGATATTATTAGTGTAGCTACACCTGATGGTGTTACTGGACCTGGTGCTCCTCTGGGAGTTTCTAATGTTCTAGTTGGCTACAATGCTTCACCATTATTCCAGGATAATAAATATGCAGCAATTGCTGATGGTGATTTGGTTTGGAGAAACTCTGCAGGTACTAACCTTAGCTATCTGGGATTTGAAACCACTGTTGATAAGGATCAATTTGACCTGACATATGTTAGAACATTCAGTAATGTTGACAGGGCCGAGGCGACTATAGTAAACGTTCCTGCATTTGGAGCTACTTATGCTTCTGATAATGTGGGGTTTCCTGTAAGCGCACAAGCATTTGATATAATTTCACAAGAAGGATCTATTAATCAATTCATAGATTGTACTAGAATAGACGTTACAACATTCTTGATAACTCAGGACAGCCTTGGTAATGTTCCTTTATCTGTCGGAGATTTGGTTGTTTCTACGGATCTTGATATATGTGAACCAGTAACGGGTAACAGACAAAGCAGATTAGCTAAGGTTACTTCGGTTGCTACCACGACAACTCTTGGAACATACAGGGTAAAAATAGCAAGACCAGCTCTCTATTACACTGCTGGCGTTGGACTTAGAATTCAAAAATTCCTGTCGATATCCCAATTTACAAGATCTTTTGACTTCACATACTTAAGCGGATTCACAATGACTGACTCGCACAGACCTAACGGTAGTGACGCTAGACTTAGTGATATACTTGATGTTATGTATGATACCAACATAGCTAAAACATTAGCCTCTAAGGACATTATATCATTCAGATACGTTGTGGATACGTTTTCTGGACAGATTTTACCTAACTCTAAATACCAACTTAGTAAGCTTGCTAAATTAAGACAACAAGCTCTTGCTATTATAAATGCTCCTTCAATGGCACAATTTAGAGCTAGTACGGATCCTAGATTTACTGATGCTCCAACAGAACCAAATCCATATCCGAAATTAAATACTGCTTATATCGCAGATGGTGGTAATTTATCTCTTAATCCTACATACACCTTTAGTTTACCTAGTGAAGATGATGGATCTAAATTCTGTGGTTTCTATTCCCCTTTTATTACAGTAAGGGAATCAAATAGAAATATAGATGTCCCACCAGCAGCATACGTTTCTAATAACTTCCTTAGAAAATTCGCAAACGGTGAACCTTATGCAATTATCGCAGGACAGAAAAGAGGGGTTATAAGCGGAGGAAATATCGTCGGTGTTGAATATGACTTTACTGATGAGGATAGAGGAAACTTAGAGCCTTTCGGTATAAATCCAATCATCAAGAGAAGAGGTATCGGAGTAATTATCTTCGGTAACCAAACTGCTTACCAACAAGTTAACTCAGCTTTCAACTTGGTCCATGTAAGGGATCTTTTAATCAGTATAGAAAGCGACGTACAAGAGATATTAGCTAACTACCTATTTGATTTTAATGACGATTCAATAAGACTTGAGATTAAAACATTAGTTGATAATTACCTTGATGGTGTTAGAGCAGGTGGTGGTGTTTATGCTTACCAAACTATAATGGATGCATCAAATAACACTCCGGCAATCATCGATATGAATATGGGTATAATTGACGTTATAATTGAACCTGCTAGGGGAATTCAGAAATTCATTAATAGGGTTACTGTTACTAGAACTGGTGGAATCGCAGCTGGAGGATTCGTACAATTTGTATAATCAAATTTTTGAATATTTAGAAGCAAAAGATAAATATAATTAGATATGGCAGGATTATCACATTTTCAAAATTCACTATCAGGAATAAACAAGTTTGAACCTGTTTATTTAAACCAGTTTGAGGTTACTATTTTACCTCCTGCTGCTGTTGCTGGTGGTGAGATATTACTACAGCACGTTAATAAAGTGTCTGGCCTTTCTTTGGATAAAAACCCTGGTGTTATAGCACAAAAGTATAAATTTGCTAAAAGAAACTACGCTGGTGCTAAACCGGAGAACACCTATATGGACGTGAGTTTAAGTTTTACTGTCAATCTTAATGACGCTAATTCGATGTATGTACATAAAACATTAAGACAATGGTCAGATTTAATCTATAATCCCTTAACTGGTGCTATGGGTCTTAAAAACGATTATACAGGTACTATCGTAATATCAATCTTTAACAAGCAAGGTGATGTATACAGAAGAATAACTTGTAGAGATTGTTTTCCTACTAAACCTATAACTGCTATGAATTTAAGCTACATGTCAACGGATCTATATAAAATTGATGACATGTCTTGGGCGGTTGATTACTGGGAAGATCTATTCTTATAAAATAAAGAACAAAAATGGCAGGATTACCACATTTTACAAACTCTAAAGCAGCAATAAACTATTACGATCCGGTTTATCTGAACCAGTTCGAGGTGCTTATAAATCCACCATCAGGAATTGTTGATTCAGCTACCACATTTAAAGGTGAAAGTATATTAGCACAACAGGTTAAATCTATAACTGGATTGGCAGTAGATATTGCTCCTGCTCAGACAGTTAATCAGCAATATAAATTTGCTACCAGAAGATATGCTGGCGGTGAACCTTCTCAGAGTGATATGACACTTTCCATGGAATTCGAGGTTAACTTGAATGACGCTAATTCTATGTCTGTTTATAAAATTCTTAGACAATGGTCGGATTTAATCTATAATCCACTGACAGGAGCAATGGGTCTAAAATCTGACTATGTCGGATCTATGTCTATATCAATATTTAATAAAAGAGGTGATGTCTTTAGAAGAATAAGAATACCTTCTTGCTTCTTGAGCGAGCCTATAAATGCAATGGAACTTGATTATGAAACACCAGCTATATACAGCATAACTGCTAGTTGGGTTTGTGATTACTGGGAAGATCTATTCTTATAATTGGATTAAAAAATATATTTCGAAAAAAAAGGAGGCTAATTTGGCCTCTTTTTTCATTTTATGTTATATAATAGATAAAATAAATTATTTATGGATAACATATCTCCGGAAGAAATTCTCAAAAGAAAAGAAATGATGGGTGGCATAGTATATGACGACCCATCCGATGTACAAACAAAGCCAGAGGCGAAGCCAGCTGAGGTTCAGCCAGTTTTAAGCGAACCTACGAAAAAAGATGTTGTCGAAAAAAATGTATACACGGACCAACCACCGGTTCCAAATAGTTTTGGCAAGGCACAATCCGTTTCTCCTGCATTTGATACAGGATGGAAAAATTTACCAGTTGATATATTACCCTCCAAGGGAGTATATTACCCAGAAGGAACAAAACTAGCCATAAGATCAGCAGAAGTTAGGGAAATTAGACACTTCTCCACTATCGATGATGATGATAGATTGGATATAGAGGATAAACTAAGTTACATTTTGGACAGATGTCTAAGAATGGATTTTCCTGATGAAGGCGTGGTATCATATCTTGATTTAAAACAAGAAGATAGATTCTTTATAATAATGGCAATAAGGGATTTAACTTTTGTTAGAGGTGAGAATTCAATAATGCTTCAGGCAACAAAGAAATGCAACGAAACCCCTGATTGTCCGTTTAATAATGGTATTGAGTTAAGAACCGGTGTTTTAAGTTCATATGAGTTGGATGACAGAATAAATAAATACTATGATGTTGAAAGCAGAACTTTTCTATTTGATGTAAAAAGAATAGGAAAGAAAATTGAAATGTCAATACCAAGTATAGGTGTTACAAAAGCAATCTCCAGATTTATTTCTGACATGAGTAGAAGGGGCACCGAGATTGATGACGGATTTATAAAAATTGCTCCTTTTATATTTAATGAATGGAGGGATTTAACAAGCGATAGAATACTTACCCAAATGAGGGAAGCTGACTATTGGACCAAAGAGGAATATAGTTTATATTTTGAACTTTCAGAAAAGATCAGAATTGGCACTGAATTGGAAGTTAAACAAAAATGCCCTGTATGCGGTGACAAGGAGGTCACCGCTGCGATCAACTTTCCCAGCGGGTTCAGATCTCTTTTCGTTATTTCAGATATCTTTGGAGAACTTCTTTGAGATTAAATTTAGACTTTGGAAAGAGCATGGATTAGATCCCGTTTGGGTAGAATCCATACCGTTTTATGAATATCAACTATGGCTAGACATGTTGAATGATTCTATAGATAAGGAGAATACAGAAAGACAGACAGAGGATGGGGTTAAACAATTATTTAATCTGACTAAATAAAAAATGGAATATATACATTAGTATATGGCAACGGATCAGAAACTTATATCATCACTATTAGATCTCAGCAGAAATGTCGATAAGCTTTCTGGTGACATTAAAAAGAATACAACAACAACATCTGATCTTGTTGAAACCCAGACTAAAGCAGCCGATAATGCCAAAGATTTTGGAAAAATAGCTGAAGGAATAAAGGGACTTGATCTTGGAAGTTTAAAAGGAGAATTCTCACAATTAACAAAGGGTATAGAGGGATTAGATTTTCAGGGTTTATCGAAGGATCTAAAATCTCTTGATTTTAAAGGATTAACTCAGAGTATAAAAGGATTAGATTTTAAAGATTTAACTCAGGGTATAAAAGGATTAGATTTTAAAGATCTAACTAAGGGTATAAAAGGATTAGATTTTAAAGATCTAACTAAGGGTATAAAAGGATTAGATTTTAAAGATCTAACTAAGGGTATAAAAGGATTAGATTTTAAATCTCTCGGGCAAGATCTTAAAAAACTTGACTTCAAGGATCTTGCCGGAAGTATAAAAGGTTTAGATCTGAAAGGAATATCTGGTGCAGCGAAGGGACTTGATATCGGTGGGATTGCTAATGCAGTAAAAGGTGGAGGAATAAAGAACGTAGTTTCGGGATCTCTAGGAGGACTTGCAAAAGGATTTGGTAAAAAGCTACTTGGTGGATTCGAAGCGGGGGGAAAGGTTGAAAAAACAGGGAATTATCTTGTCGGAGAAAAGGGACCGGAAATCGTAAACCTCACCAAGGGATCTGCTGTTATTCCTAATGATATATTAAAGGAAAGACAGAATATATTAAAAAAATTAGGACCAAATGCTCCGAGCGAGAAAGAAATAGCTAATAGGAGAAATTATATTCTTTCAGCAGATACTGAATACTATAAGGATGAACCCGAATGGCTCGAGAAAGATGTAAATTCATATTTAGAAAGTCTTGATAAAAGCGCATTTTTTACTCCGGATAATCTAAAAAGCATAACCGGGGGTGCACCACCTAAAAAGGAAGAACCTGTAGCTACTCCAATAGATAAATCTCAGGAGTCTAAGTCTGAATCTAAAGTTAAGGAAAAAAAGGACGGCTTATTTTCTAAAATATTTGGAAAGAAGAAGGACAAGGCTGCTCCCGAAATGGACGAAAAGGATAAAGGACCTTCGTTATTAGATAGGGGTAAAGACTTGCTTAAAAATGTTGATAAGGAATCATTAATTAAAGGGGGTTCGGATCTTCTAAAGAATCCCGCGGATCTCCTAAATAACCCCGCGGATCTTCTGAAAAGCGCTGGTGGAATTGGAATGCAAGCAATGCTTAAAAAGAAGGAAGATATTAAGCCGGGTGAAATAAAAAATACGGTTAATAAATTATCAAAGCTTCCTGAACCAAAACGGGCTGCTAAGAATACCACAGCTTCCGCACCAACTGCAGAACCAGCTGATAAGGCATCTCCTGTTACTAGTCAAACTGAGACTAATGGAGGGGAAGTTAAGACTTCATCCGCATCAGCAACATCTACTTCTACTTCTACTGCTGCTTCGGGTGGATCGGAAGGTATGGGTAAAGATGATGCTAACGAGATGAAATCGATACTTATGAGAATAGCATCTTTGCTAGAAGGTCCGCTGAGTGTATCATCCATCGATGCACCATATAGACCGGATTCCAGAAGGGTATAAAAAAATACCGTTAATTATTTTTTTATACCGGGATATTTGATTACTTTTGTTGGAATTAAAGAGAGATAGTGATGATCAGTCCGGAAAAGTACACAGAAGCAATTAATACGAAGCATTACGAAAACACGGAATTCCTGGATGATGATTTTTTAAGTCTCGATATTTGGAGGATAGTAAAAATCCCATATCATAATGCTAATGGGTTTGTATATGAGGTATCTTCACCAGCTGACAATCCAAACATAGCAGTGGACCAAAGAGACAGGATCTATCTGGAGATGTCTAATGTATGGGCTAAAAACTCATACTGCAAAAGAATGCAGGTCGGATGTTTAATAGTAAAAAATAAATCAATCATATCGGATGGGTATAATGGATCTCCCACAGGATTTCCTAA